CTTTAAAATTATTCGAAAATTATCTATCAAAACTTTAAAATTTATAAATAAGAAAACATAAGGAGATATCCCAATGGCAACAAACAAATTAATGGAAGCAGCAGCCGATATTCTGTCAGGAAGCAAGAGTAGAGCGCCTGGTATGCCCACACAAAAACTAGACGGTGCAACTTACGTTGATGTTGGTGGACCAACACCAGAGAACTATAAACCTGATGACAACTCTGCTAAACTCGATACAACTAGAGCAGCGAAGAGTGCTACTGCCCCTACTACAAAACCATCTGCTGCATCTTCGGATACACAGAATCATCCTGCTGGTGGTAAAAACACCATGCGTGAAGAAGATGAAGCTGAAGAACAAGAAGAAGAGTTTATTTCTGAGCACGATGAAGAAGAACTCGCTGAAGCAGATATGAAAATGATGAAGAAAAAAATGAAAGAAGACGTTGATGCCATGTTTGGTGATGACGAAACTATTTCGGAAGACTTCAAAGTTAAAGCAGCAACTATTTTTGAAGCACGTGTATTTGACCGTGTTACTCAAATTCAAGAGCAAATCGAAGCAGAATATGCTGGTATGCTTGAAGAAGCAGTTGATGCTATCAAGTCTGACCTCACAGAAAAAGTTGATGACTATCTGAACTACGTTGTAGACCAATGGATGAACGATAACGAAATCGCTATCGAGTCTGGTCTGCGTTCAGAAATCACTGAAGACTTTATCGGTGGTCTACGTAACCTATTCGCTGAGAACTATATCAATGTTCCAGAAGAAAAAGTCGATCTAATCGATGAGTTGGCTTCCAAAGTTGAAGAACTGGAAACACAACTCAACGAAGAAATTGAAACAAACATCGAGTATAAAAAAGCACTCGTTGAAGCCGTTAAGTCAGAACTGACACGTGAAGTGTGTGAAGGTTTGACCGCAACTCAAGTTGAAAAAATTAGAACACTCGCAGAGAGTGTAGAGTTCTCCACAGAGGAAGAATACACAGAGAAACTTGAGACATTGCGTGAGAACTATTTCCCATCAGGTGTTAAGAAGTCTGCAATTACTCACTTCAATGAAGTCATGGAAGATGATGATAAGAAAGTTGCTATACACGACCCGTTCGTTGCAGCAGTTTCTAACGCAATTTCCAAAACAAGAATTTAATTACAACAAAAATAGGAGAAACAAATGTATCTATCCGAAAGTTTACAATCAAAATGGGAAGGTGTACTGGATCATCCAGACCTGCCCACAATTAAAGACCCATACCGTAAAGCTGTAACTGCTGTTATTCTTGAGAATCAAGCAGTTGAAATGCAAAAAGCATCAGGTATGCTGACAGAAACTGGTCCAACCAACTCGTTAGGTTCTGCTGGTGGTTTCGGTGGTTCTGCTGCTGCTGGTGGTCCTGTTGCTGGTTTCGACCCAATCCTTATTAGTTTGGTTCGTCGTTCGTTGCCTAATCTGATTGCGTATGACATCTGCGGCGTTCAGCCAATGACTGGTCCTACTGGTTTGATTTTTGCAATGCGTACTCGTTTCGCAAATCAAGGTGGTACTGAAGCATTCTACAACGAAGCGAACTCAATGTTCTCTGGTGCTGGTACTAATGCTCCTGCTGCTCTGACAACTGGTTCTTCGCCAACTGAAATCTTCACATCGAACGCTGCTGTTAATGTTGCTAACACCGATGTTCTCGCTGGTGGTGCTATGCCTACTGGTCGTGCTGAAGCTTTGGGTGACGGTGCTGCTGCAAATGCATTCCAAGAAATGGCATTCTCGATTGAGAAAGTTACTGTTACTGCACAAACACGTGCTCTGAAAGCAGAATACTCAATGGAATTGGCACAAGACTTGAAAGCAGTTCATGGTCTTGACGCTGAAACTGAATTGGCAAACATTTTGTCTGCTGAAATTCTTGCTGAAATTAACCGTGAAGTTATTCGCACAGTCTATGGTGTTGCTAAACAAGGTTGCCAAGCTGGTACAACCACTAAAGGCACATTCAATCTTGACACCGACTCAAATGGTCGTTGGATGGTTGAAAAAATCAAAGGTTTGGCATTCCAATTTGAGCGTGAAGCAAATCAAATTGCAAAACTGACTCGTCGTGGTAAAGGTAATGTGATGATCTGTTCTTCAGACGTTGCATCTGCTTTGGCTATGGCAGGTATCCTCGATTATCAATCAGCATTGGCTGGTCAAGTTAATCTGACAGTTGATGACACTGGCAATACATTTGCTGGTACAATCTTCGGTCGTATCAAAGTGTACATCGACCCATACTGGCAAGCAGGTGCTACATCTGAGTTTGCTGTTATCGGTTACAAAGGTACAAACGCTTATGATGCAGGTATCTTCTACTGCCCATACGTTCCTCTGCAAATGGTTCGTGCTGTTGATACTGGCACTTTCCAACCTAAGATTGGTTTCAAGACTCGTTACGGTCTAGTTGCTAATCCTTTTGCCGAAGGTACAAATCAAGGTCTTGGCCAGTTAGTAGCACAAAGAAACAACTACTATCGTGCTTTCCGCATCAACAACTTGATGTAATAAAAAGCCACCATTAAGAGTGGATTTAGAGAGACACCTTCGGGTGTCTCTTTTTTTTGTATTATAAATAGAGATATGACAGCACTTAATAGAAACCCAATCAATCCAAACTTTTTAGCACCGAACAAGTTTCAGTTAAACTTTGCTCGAACGCCAAATTTACAATATTTTTGTCAAACTATTACACTACCTGGCATAGCAACATCCGAGATTGCGATAACCAATCCATTTGTTGAACTGTATTCACCTGGTGAAAAGGCAGTCTATGACCAATTGAATGTTACCTTTATGGTCGATGAGGGTATGTTGGCATGGTTGGAGATACATGATTGGCTTCGTGCTATGACATTCCCAACTGAGTTCGAAGAGTATCAAAAGTTAGGAAAGTTAAATCAATTTACAACGTATAATAATAGTAGAACTCCACAGTTTTCTGATGCAACAGTTACCTTATTGTCTTCAGCAAACAACCCAATATATCGTATATCCTACAAAGATGCATTCCCTGTTTCTCTTTCGGGGTTTACTTTGAGCACTACGGATACTCCAGATTCTATTATTACTGCCGATGCTACATTTAGATTTACATATTTTGATATAGAAAAAGTTTGACAAACAAATAAACCTGTGATATAATCTCTTGATTAGGGAGATTTATAATGATGACTAAACTAGATGAACTACTGAAGATGTGGGTGTCCGATTGTAACATTGATCGTACCGAACCAGGTAAAGCATTGCTTGACATCCCAAAACTTCATTCAAAGTATTTGAACATACTTTCAAATCATCGACTGCTATCCAAAGAAGCAGAATTCAAGTACCAGAAGATGCGTAAACTCAAATGGGAATACTACACTGGTAAACTTGATGATGATGACTTGAAGAAGTATGGTTGGATACCCTTCCCATATACCCTCAAATCTGACCTCACTACATACTTAGAAGCAGATGAAGATATGAATAGGTGTGCTGCTCAGAAAGCAATACACGATGAGATAGTAGATGTCTGCACTAGCATAATTAAAGAACTCAACTCCAGAACCTATCAATTGAGAGACTTTATACAATGGGAAAGATTTATTCAAGGTGTCTGATTTAATACTCCACAAAGAAAATGAAGCATTCATAAAGTTTGAATGTGACAAAGGTGTCGCACAAGAACTTGCCGACTACTTTACTTTCTTTGTTCCTGGTTATCAGTTTATGCCAGCATATAAAAACCGTTTGTGGGATGGTAAGATACGACTTGCTGACCTACGAACCTTTACTCTTTATCATGGTCTTGTCCCTTACGTAGAAAAGTTCTGTGAAGAAAGAAACTATAAACTAGAAGTAGATAATAAAATTACTTCTACCGTAAACTTTTCTGCCGTAGAAGCAAAAGAGTTTGTTGATACATTAAAGTTACCACATGAAGTTCGTGACTATCAACTCAAAGCATTCATTCAAGCAATACGAACTAAACGAATGCTACTCCTTTCACCTACCGCATCAGGTAAGTCTTTAATACAATACATCATACTTCGGTATATACAGCAAGAATACAAAAAAGGTTTGTTGATTGTTCCTACCACATCGTTGGTGGAACAGATGTATAAAGATTTTGAATCGTATGGATATGATTCGGAGAAGTATTGTCACAGACAGTATTCAGGTAAGGATAAAGAAACCGATAAGTTCCTAACGATTACCACATGGCAATCCATCTATAAGAACCCTAAAGAATATTTCGATCAGTTTGATTTTGTTCTTGGAGATGAGGCACATCAATTCAAAGCCAAGTCACTCACAACGATTATGACAGGACTTGACAAGGCATCCTATAGGATTGGATGCACAGGAACGATTGATGGCACACAGACCCACAGATTGGTTCTGGAGGGATTGTTTGGACCGATATTCAAGTCAGTAACAACTGCCGAACTGATTGAGAACAAACAACTGGCAGAGTTTAGAATCAAGTGTTTGATACTCAAGTATTCGGAGGAAGTCTGTAAGGCATCACGTGGTTGGGACTATCTAAATGAGATAGAATATATAGTAAAGAGTAAGCAAAGAAATGAATTCATACGTAACTTAGTTATATCGTTAGAAGGTAATACTTTAGTTTTGTTTCAGTTGGTTGAGAGACATGGGAAAGAGTTACATAAAATTATAAACAAGTCTGCTAAAGATAGAAAAGTATTTTTTGTATATGGTGGAACGGATGTTGAAGTCCGAGAACAAGTTCGTGAACTAACCGAAAAAGAAAACAACGCAATCATTGTTGCTTCCTATGGAACTTTTTCAACTGGTATTAACATTCGCAACTTACACAACGTAGTTTTTGCATCACCAAGTAAATCTCGTATTCGCAACTTGCAATCAATAGGTCGTGGTCTTCGACTTGGTGATAACAAAAAAGAAGCAGTTTTATTTGATATTGTAGATGATTTCCGTATAGGCAAACATGTCAACTTCACACTCAAGCATTTTGAAGAACGTGTAAAGATATACGATGAAGAGAAGTTCAAATATAAATTCTACAACATAGAGGTAAAAAATGGATAATGTAAAAATCATAAGAATGCAAACAGGTGAAGACATCATGGCGTCTATGATTGAGAAAGAAGAACAGAATGAAACAGTGGTTCTAAATAACCCAATGCGTTTAGTTTTTAGACGGTTGCCTACAGGTCAGACTGTGTTGATGATGATGCCGTGGTTGCCAGTAGAACTCATCAAAGAAGATTCGGCAATCATTTATACCACAGATATTATTACTATCGTTGAACCCAAAGAATCAATGAAAGAATATTATGAAAACTTGGTTGATAAGACTATCGAAGAGATGCTAAACTCG